CTTCCATTGGTGTTTCACACTGAACAACTATGTCGAAGAGGAAGATGTGCCCCGCATCTCAACTTGGTGCGAAGAAGAAGCCAAGTACTGGATCATCGGAAGAGAATCCGGTGAATCTGGAACCCCTCATCTCCAAGGATACGTCTCGCTACGAAGACGGCGTACTTTCGCTTATGTTTCAAGTAAGCTCTCATCTCGGGCACATATCTCGCGCGCAGCAGGTACTGCTCGACAAAATAGAACATATTGCAGCAAAGATGGAAACTTTATCGAAGGAGGTGTCCTCGATGAAGGAAGAGTCCGAAAGGACAAAGATGAAGTCGCCAGATCGTTCATGGCTGCCGTCAAACTCGGAGATTCAGGAGTGGCTGAGTTCGCCGATGCCGAGCCCGGAGCGTGGATTTTCAATGGATCTAACATGCTCAGAAACGCCCTTTCAGTCAGGGCCCCCATTGAACGACCCAACATCTCTGTTCGATGGATTTGGGGACTTCCGGGAGTGGGTAAAAGTCGACATGCACACGACACCCTCCCTAATGCCTATGTCAAAGATCCAAGAACCAAGTGGTGGAATGGATACTTATGTCAGCAAGAAGTTATCATAGATGACTTTGGTCCAGGTGGTATTGATATTAATCATCTATTAAGATGGTTTGATCGATACAAGTGTTTCGTAGAAACTAAAGGTGGAATGGTCGCACTGTATGCAGACACATTCATTGTAACTAGTAACTTTCATCCAAGAGATGTTTTTAAGTTTGGGGATGAGATAAATCCTCAATTACCAGCATTGGAAAGAAGAATTGTAATCGAAGAGATGTAAAAGACAATCATGTATCAATAAAGTGATGATATCAAAGAGACATTAAGTTTATGAAAATTGAGCGAAGCGCAGCGAGCGATTGCAGCCCGCGTAGGGTCGCCGAAGGCGGGGTTCACTGCGCAGAAGAGGCGAGCGCCGATAGGCGCGCTGACTCTGTCAATGGAGGGAGCGTAGCGACCAAACTACTATAAATACCCCCACAGACCCCTCAATCATTATGGCGATGTTTAGAAAGCGCACATATGCGACCACGTTCGGATCGAGACCTCGAAGTGGGTCTCGGTTCAAGAGACGTAAATTTATCCGCAATCGACGAGCTAATCGTAGAGGCGGAAAGAGAACTGTTGATTACACTCAACAAAATACAACTGGCCACACAGTTACTTACAGAGGAAGGAAAGTTTCAAGAAAGGCCTACAAGAGGCACATATGGAATTCTACGATTTTCAAGGATCATTACAGGTCTATTCAGACGCTTCAATTCACTGATACGGCGCCTGCGAATTTTGGAACAACTGGCAGGTTAATTAGTTTTCCTATGTACCGTCACACAACTGGTTCTTTCTGGGAAGCTGCTGGTGGTGCTCAAGACTTAGACGCTGGAACGACTGTTCCAACGTTTCAAGGTGGTATTATTTTAAGAGGAGGACTATTCAGATTAGTAATAGCCAATCAGACAGGAGATGATGTGAGAATAAAGATGTGGCAATTAACAACCGGAAACAACCCAGACCTAACTGTTATCCCAGTCACCCCTGATGCTGCATGGGACCCATCAATCACTCCAGATTTTTATACAGAAGTCGGTAGACCATTCCTATCAAGAGAAGTCACTATCGAAGGAGGAGGTGCTTATACTTTTCAAACTAGGTTCAAGACTCAGAAGATTGACGACGTCGCATATTCGGAAGATGCCCGCGCTCCATTTTTAATTGTTATGTTAAGTAATATTAATTCTAATAACGCGTCTCAATGTAGCTTTACTCATTCGTATAATCTTAGTTTTAGTGCTGATGTTGTAACACCCGGTGTGTAATGTCAACTATACCTATGCGTAAGCGCATACGTCAATGGTTGCTTCCTTTGTACGTTTCAATAAAATACAAGATGGCAGGGCAACGGGGTTAGTATTACCCCCGTTGCCCTACCTCCCCCCTTTTGTGCTATAAAGCAACCCATTGTCTCTCATTTCATTCATGCCTTCCCCCAACACCTCTCGCTCCTTCCATTGGTGTTTCACACTGAACAACTATGTCGAAGAGGAAGATGTGCCCCGCATCTCAACTTGGTGCGAAGAAGAAGCCAAGTACTGGATCATCGGAAGAGAATCCGGTGAATCTGGA